TCCGAGGTTGTTGATTTTCTGCTGACCCGTTTCCCATTCCTGCAACTGCTGTGCCCTGTCACGCATCATACGGTCGTATGCCTGGGACCAAGCCTCCGAAGCGAGTGCTTGCTGCTTCGCACTTAATTTATCCAAATAGTTGGACGAGAATCTGTTACCGCCTGCGGACGCAGCGTTGTTGATTGCGTTGGTCGCAGCCTGCACACGCTGTTCACGGGCGGGGTCAAGGAAGTCGTTCACGTCGCCCTGGTAAGAGAAGTCCTTACGGTTCTCAATAGCGTCCGCAAGGTTCTTCACAGCGTCCGAGTAGGCTGCTGCACCCTCGCCATACATACCCTGCATTTGGTTGTAGTAGTTCCCGTAAAGGTTCTTGTTCTGCGAAGACACAGAACTAGAACGGTCAAGAACATCGTCAAGGGTAGCCTTGGCAGCGTCAATCTGCTTTTTGTTGGAAAATCCCAGGGATTCCGCAAGGTAGTCCACGGCACCCGCACCTGCGTCGCCTAGACCGAACGGGTTGGCTACGAACTCACCCACGTCTTTCATACTCATAGGTTAGTCCTCCTTGTCGTCCTTTTCGGACTTGTCGTCCTTGTCGTCCTTTTTAGGCTTTTCAGCCTTTTTGGGCTTTTCGTCAACCTCGTCCATATCAAGGTTGTCCAGGTAGTCCTGGATGCTGTTACGCATATTTACGAGTTGCTTTTTGAGTTCCTTTTTATCCATAAGGGTATTCCTCTTTTCAAAATTAAAACTACACTTATTCGGCTCCGTCTGTGGCACCGAAGATTGTCATTTCAACATAGGACGAAACTGAAAGCGTGAACGAAGTCTGCCCCGCCCTAATGATTATCGCACCGCTTTGGTCACGGGAAGTCCAATAAAGGGCTTTCGTGCTGTTCGGGGCGATAGGCAGTTGGTGGGTCCCTTCGGGGAGCGTGGCTTCCATATGCACAAAGAACGGGGTCTTCGTGACAAGCCACTGCTTGTTGAAGCCCGTCTTGTAATGGTTCCAAACGCCCGTGAGAACGCCAAGAACGTCCTCTTTCGGGCTGTTGCCATTGATTATGCCGTTTCTCATAAGCGGGGACCCCCTTAAATCATAGCACCCGTGGCTTCTGCCCTAATGCTGCACATAGTAAGCACCAGGTCCGTCGGGTGGGAATAGGTGACACGGATTACGCACAGGCGGTTGTAGCCCAGGTTGAGCCAACGGACACGGTGCCCGTATTCGCCCGTGCGACCGAGAGAAGCGGAGCGGACATTTCCGAACGTGTTGCCACCGTCCTTGCTCACTTCAAGCAACAGCATAGGCTTCAAGGTGTAGTCTTCCCAGGTGCCCACGTTGCATTCAATGGCGAGTTCTTCAAAGGTAAACGGCTTCAACCCGTCCGTGAACACGGCTGTCTGTCTGTGTCGGACCATAGGATAGGAAATACCGCCTGGGTAATCTTCCTTCCAATAGTCTTCCTGGAACTGCATAAAGCAGCCATCGTTGGTGAAGGTGTAGAACTTTTCGTGGAAGTAGGCTATACCGCCCGCTCGCCACTGCACTTCGTCACCGCTGACCTTGCTACGGCTAGTGCGTTTGTGCCAACCCCCGTCAAGCGTGTCATAGACCCAGGTTTCCCCAAGGGAATTGAGTTGCAGGACATAGAAGTTGTGTTCGCCAACGGAGTAGCAGAAGCCGTAAGCGGACTCCGTGGATTCCTGCAACAATTTATTGTCAAGCCAATCCTCGGAAATCTTTTTAAAAGCGGTTCCGCTTACCATCATCACCGATTTTCCGTATTGGGCACCCGAACAGACGAAGTAAACGATAGACCCGCTAGACGCAAGGCTGTTCGGTGCTTCAAGACCGAACGACGACTGTGCGGTGTAGGACGTGCGAATCCAATCTTCAAATTCGCCACTACCACGCTGCCAAATTTCCACGGTCTTCGGACCATAGACATACAACGTTGAACCCACAGCGAAAACTGCGTTGACATTATCACTGCTAGCCTCACCCGAAAAATAAAGCTGTGCCCCGTAGTCATCTTCAAATACGTGGCGGTCGGAGTCCACTTCTTCGGTATCAACGGTCACTCCATCCTGCTTGTATTGGACTTCGCCATTGACAATCTTGAACATCGTCCGCTTGTCCGAATTGAGCGGGTAGGGCTTGGAGTAGTACACATAACCGCTCCCCGAATCATTAACCACGATTGAACCTGCAACCACGGCTACGTGGGTCGGTGTGATTGTGCCACCCTTGGAAGTAATGCGTTCGGGCAACTGAATCTGCTTGAGAGTTCCACCTTCAAGCAGGTCGTAGTAGTAGAGGGAAGCCCCATCCGCTACGAGCAGGAGGGCACGGGGACCACCCGCTTCTGCAAAGGAAACACGCTTGCCGTTGTTCGCCACATTACCGATACGGGTTGCGGTTCCGTAAACGTCAAAGCGGTAAAGGACGGAGCCGATTACCGCAAACATATCTTCGGAACTGTGGTCCACCGCAAGACCGATAGTGGAAACATAGGCACCACGGCAACGCCCGCCAATGTAGGTAAGCAGCTTCATACCAGGCAGGCTTTCCATATATTCGTTGTTCCCGTTCTTTGCGTAATACATATTGACGCAAAGTTCGCTACCCATTACCGCAGGGTATTTGGACTTCTTGGACGAACCTATGAGGTTGTTGATTACTTTTCCCGTAGCCATTACATTCCCACTCCACCAATAAGGTCATAATAAGGCGACAAGTAGTCGTCACAGTCGTCAAGCCCGTTGTCAAGCGGTCTGTTGTTTGCGGTGTTCGTGTCCACAGCCTTTTTCGCTGCGAGCAGGTCAATGTTCACCCTGTCTTCGTAGCTCTTGAGTTTGTATTTGGCGACCAGGCGTTCTTCCAGGGCATACAGGACCAGGTTGTAGTAGAGCGAAGACAGGTAAATGGTTTCGCCCAACTTGTAGTGTGCCAACTTACTGTTCACGTAAACACGGACCTCACACGGGCACGACCCGTTAAGGTCAAGAATGCCCACCTGTCTTGGATTACCGCTAGGTGCGGTTTCCGTGACGACCCCGTAGTTCCAGGAAGTCGGGAGCGATTGGGTAATCTGTCGGTCCATAGCCTGCGGGTTGGTCGGGCGAAGACGGAACCAACGAATGCCCACCTTGCGGGAAACACCGCTGACAGAATCGGGCGGTTCGGAGTTCACGACTTCCTGCGTCGGGATTTCGCCCGCTTCTAGTTTCTTGAACACGATTCTGCCCGCAACGTTGCGGTCCACGGAATTGACGGACTGACTGATATAGCCGTCGGAGTTGAGCGAATTGATAGCCTGGTTCAACTTGCCCTCGGCTACGGCTGCGAGTTGTCCGCTGACGGGTTCCCCGTCTTCTACCAAGAGCAGGTCTTCACAGGCGGTTTGTATAATATCGTTTACAGCGAAAGCCATAGTTAATCCTCGTTTTTGTATCTACCATAAAACTACACTTAAAGCGAAAAAGCCACAACCCGTGGTTAGGATTGTGGCTATTCGTTCTATGCAGAAGCTATGTTAGTCCAACTGCAAGTAAGTCGTGACCGACTCACGGATTTCAAATACCTTCCCGACGAAAGGCATATCAATGCGGTAGCAGTTGACACCATTGATAATCTGCGGAGCAGCCTGCATCTTCAAGGTAATGTTCTTGAAAGTGCCCACCGAGTCAGCGTATGCAGACTTGAGCGTGTCAAAGCGGTATTGGTCGAACTTAAGAGCCTTTTCAAGTCTGCACTGACCGATTTGGTAGCTCTTGCCAATGGTGACGAGCGGTTCAAGAGTGAACGTGGCGACACCATCATTGACAGCAGCAGCGAGAGTAGCTGCGTCCATCCAGGCGTTCGGGTTCTTGCAAGCCTTACCCTGTGCGGTGATACGGAGTTCGGGCAGGTAAGTGACCTGTTCGGCAGCACCGTTTTCGTCGTAGCGGGTTTCCTTGTTCAAAATGAGAACGTAATCCTGGTAGGTTTCAATGCCCGACGGGTCCACAATCTTCAAGCCCGTGACCTTATACGGCACACCAACCTTGAGGGCACCCGAACCACCGACGGTCATAGAAGTAATCGGCTTCAAGCCAATCACGTTGTTGGAAGCGTCCTTGATTACTTCGGCAGAAATGGTCGGAGCGGTAGCAGCACCCGTGGTGTTAAGCACAGGCATACCAGGCAACTGAACCTGGTCGGCAAGGTTATACTTGCCAAGGGCACGTTCGCCATAAATCTTGGAAGAAATTTCGGACGGGAGGAACAGCTTGAGGGCTACGTCGCCAATATCGGAGAAAAGCTGCGGAGTTTGGAAGTCCACACGATTGCCTTCAAGAGAAAGTTCGGTAAGACGGCTAGAAGCGTCCGCAATGAACTTTGTGCCGAGAGTGCTAGACACCACGACCTGTGCGGAGCGATAGACGTTTTCACCGACAATATCAAGCTGTGCTTCACGGGCGAGTTTGTTGGCACGGGGTTCATAGATTTCGCGCTTGAAGTCTTCGATATCCAAGAGTTCATTCCACATATCCGTTTCAAACGAGGTGCCCTTGTTCTTGACATAGCCAGTTACCTCACGCTCTACAACGGGAGAGGGCTGGGCAACGATGCCATCGTACACGGAACCAGGGTCAGCAAGATAGCCGTGAACAGCCTTGCCAAATTTGGCTCCCTTCATAGTTTCCTGGGAGAACAGGGATTCGGAAGCCTTGATGTAATCCATTTTGTCGTAAACAGCCCCTGCCAAAAGTTTAAGGGCTTTGCGGTTAGAAAACGAACCTGCCATAATTGACAT